GTAGACCTTGATGTGCACGTAAACTTTGCCCCGCTCGTCCACGCCATACATGGCGAGAAGGGGCCTCCGCGAGCAGAAGCAGTTCAATTTGTGCTTGGTCTGATCCATCCTAGCCCTCGCCAACAGCGATTGCCAAGCCCCGCTCGATAGCCGAACACATGGACCCGACCGACCCAAAGCCGTCGACCCCCGACGAAATGACGTCGGCTACGTAGGCTTCGGCCCGCCGGTACGCGGCGTCGGCTTCGACGCGGCCCTTACCCTTTGCGATGACGGCGGCAACGAACTGCTTGCGATGCCCGAGGTCAACCGGACCAAACTCTGATAGGGTACCGTCTCGCTCAGCCTTGGCAATCTGAGCTGCGATACGTCCGTGCATCGACGAAACGACTCGCCGAGAGTTCTGAGATTCTCCTGCATCTCCGGACTCATCCTCACCGCCTGCAGGATCATCAACCTTCGGATCCTCTGTTGGCGGCTCAGCCTTCGGTTTGGGATCATCGAGAACCTCCTGTACTTCCTCGAGACTCAATCCAGCGATGTCGCCGAGTTCAACCAAGTTAACCTTGGTTGTTCCGTTGGCGATCATCTGCTGAAGTAGAACCTTCACCAGGTCCAGCTTGTCGTCTCCAAGCTTACGGAAGACGATCCTGGCTCGCGGGCTGGTCGGACTGAAGTTAATGTCGACCATCCGGTCGAGGATGTACTCGTCGATGTACTGCTTCCAGTCGCCCGCCATGGCGTTCAGCATCTGGAGGTACACCTGAGCGTGCGTGGTACCAAGGTTGTAGCTGCCCACGTCGGCCGTGCGAAGCATAAGCAGTGGCGTGAACATCGCCAAGCTCATCTCTTCGTCGAGCCGAGTTAGGTACCTCTCGAAATCAGCACCACGCATCTGCGACTCCAGATATTCAATCTGGTAATCGTACGCGGTCTCGTTCCCCTGGGTGCTCCGCTCGCTCGGGAGAACGACAGATCCACGACTGCGCAGGTTCTGGAGAATCCCCAGCATGACACTGGTGCCAGACTTGGGGTCGCCGTTGATGTTGATCGTGTCATCGTACGGCGCTCGACCCACCGCGAGGGGCTCCCCGTACCGCTCGAAGTACCTGTTCGAGAAGAGGTGGATTATGATCGAAAAAAACCAGCTGGAGAACGCAGGCCGAAGAAGCTTCCGGCCGTACATGTTCTGGTTCTCCATGAGCAGCGGATACCAGAGCGTGTTGTCCTTCGGGATTGGCCAGTTCATCCCGTACTGCTTGATGCCGTCGTACGTCCGGATCTTCGGCTTGGCATGGCCGGGGGGCGCCCATGCGTCCACCTCCTTCCAGTTGACCTCACAGCTCTCCGGCTCGAGATCCTTGATCTTGGTGAGCTGGATAGTCTTGCCCGAAACGTCGTTCTCCCACTGAAGAACGGAAGGGCTGTACCCAGCCCAGAACGCCTGCGACAGCGACCGAACCAGTCGCGTCCAGACCTTCTCCATGTTCTCCTGGCAGTGCTTCTGGATCTTCTTGTTGCTGCATTCGATCCTCCAGTCGAGCTGGTGCATCATGAACGTCAGCACACTCAGACTTGCGTTGATCTGGTAGTGATCACGCATCATCCGGAAGTCAGAAAGCGTGAGTCGATCCAGATTGAACTGGACCATACCCCCGCCCGGAAGGTTGTAGTACGACTGGGCTCCGAGCGAATACGTCTCGCCGAAGGCCTCACCCAGGATCGGGGGACTGGACTTCTTGAACATGGAGGCCGACGGTCCAGCCAGCGAAGGACCCGTTCCAGTCTCGTGGGCCTTTGCCGTGTACAGAACCGGCTTGATAGAACTACCGCCCTCGCGGGATTCCGAGGCCATCGAAGATGTCTCCTCCGTTACCCAGTAGACCTCCGCCCGGCATCGTTACAGGCTGCAGGGATGGAGGCATATTCACAGATGACCCGGTCCGCTTGGACTGTATCTTTGTCGGATCGTACTCGTCTTGCTGGTTGGATTGAGTGTTACTGGGTGACGATTGTTTCACGCCGCGGCGGTACTGTCTATCCCCCGCTAGCACGCTACATACGCCCGCCATCGCGTCAGCTACGTCCTTGCTTCCCCCCTCTGGGTGGTCCACCTTGCGGCCCGTGTCAATTAGCTGCGTAAGCTCCTGGTATGGGATCTCCAGCTCACGGGTATCGCCATGCTTCCAGAATGTCATATAGCGAGGGAACTCGATCCGCTCCTCGTAGATGCAATCCCGGAGGTCCTGATAAGGAATCAGGTTCTTATCCACGGAAAGATATTCCGCATCGATGCGGCGCTTCTGGAGTTGCTGCATCGTATCCTGTGACTGGAATCCATCCAGGGTTACCTTCTTGATTCTAAATCCCAGCTCATCTTTCAGCTGGTAGATCACCTGCCTGACATCTGACAGGATAATCTCCCGGCCCGGCATGGGCCTTATCCTCAAGAGCATGTCGAACACAACGACGGGCATATCCTCGCCGTCGATATTCTTTAGCTCCCGGACGTGACCCATCGCCATGCCTAGAGCGTCACCATTCGCACTGTACGCGATGTCCACATGCACGACCCGAGGAAGTGTATCCTTGGCGCGGAACCACGGCGCAAACTCCGGAACGTCAAGCCTTGGAAGAACAGGCCCAGTGTCTACGCCGAACCTTTCGTGCCACTTTTCGCGAGCCGTGTCCAACTTGAAGGTCATGCCGATGAAGGGGTTGCCGACAATCGGAGGATAGCCCGCTAGATCCTTCAGTGCTTTATCTGGATCGTTGGTGAATTGACGCTTGTACAGCTTGGGGATCTCCATGAAGTCAGGGTTTTCCTGGAGGTCAACCATGATTTTGGAGATCTCAATCTTGCGCCGCCGGTCAAACCAGAAGCTATCCCTTGTTCCGTCGGCATTCAGGAAGCGGGCATCCTCCCACCCGTAGCTCTCCCACAGGGGGAGCCTGCTGACGTAGGCGTCCGGGTCGTCCGTGAACTGGGTAAATTTCTTGGACGCGAACCCGCTGGCCTTCTTCATCTGGCCAATCAGAATTAGCAGACCCCTGTCGCCGAACCGGGAGGTGATACGGTTACTGATAGTGTTGTAACCGTTCTCGGCATAGTCGGCTTTGGGTGTCACGCGGTGACTGTCCATCTCGTCGAGGACACCACCAAGAATGTTATAGCCCTCGAACGTCGTTTCGGCCGAGTCGCCCGGCACGATCCAGATATCCTTCTCGGGCCAACGCATCTGGTTCTTAAATGCCGGGTCCTGTGGCCACTTCTTGAACCATGCGGAGTGCTTGATGCGCGCCACTACGTCCGCGAAAATGACCTCACGCGCCTGATCCTCCGAGGTGGACATCATCATGAAGGCGATCCGGGACCCCGGCATCAGTCCAAAAAACTGTTGCGGGTCCTTTAGGCACAGGACCCAGTGCACCATGTACGGCAAAACAATACTGGCGAAGGTAGTTTTGCCGATGCCGATCGCGCCGGTCATCATGGCTTCCTTGTATTCAGCCAGGCTGTAAGGCTTTGACTCCTCGCCGAAGATGTCAACCAGAACTTTCAGAACGCCGGGCCGGACGTTTTTCTCGATGTTCAGATACGCGGGCTGCAAAAACTCCCTGATGCTAGCTGGCCGCTCAGAGAAATCTGGGTTGTTCTTGAGCCAGTCTACTTCGCGGAGCGCCGCCTTCAGTTGTTCATCTGTGATCGTCATGGCTGAACGATCTGTCCGGTGATTGCGAGGCGCTCTTCCTTCTTTGAATTGTGCAGAGTTGCTGCCGTGCTAACGGCCTGCTGCTGTGACACGTTCGCCATGTTCTTGAGGACACCCTTGACGAGATCGCTGGTGATCTCGTCACGCGAAATACCAGATGCCTCCAGCTCTGCAACCACTGTAGCCATGAGCTGCTTCGGGTCTGACTGCGCGATAGCGACCTGCGCCGATCCGCCTGACCCGACTCCGACGTTCACTTGCACCTTGGGGCCGCCCGCCAGGCTCGGGTCGATCAACTTCGCCAGCTTTGTCGCCTGGTCAAACACGGTCTTGCCGAGCTTGGTGACCTCCGGGTCCAGTCCGTCGGCGGCAGCTTCCTCCACGGCCATGGCGTCTTCGAGTCTCTCGGCGTTCCGCTTCAGGAGCTGACTCATGCCGCCGATCAGCACGTCAACGTTGCGACTTCCAAATGCATCTGCAAGTCCCACGGTCTCACTTCCTTTCACGGTGCATACAGAGTTCTCTCGAAACAGGGTGCAGGCGTTCATGAGAATGCATGTGTTGCACTGGAACTTGTCCAGGTCGGTGGAGTTGATCCCTACGTTCCGCATGAGCTTGCGCCGCGCAGCTGGCAGAACA